ACCACTAAAAAATGGAGCAATCGGCAAAGCCTCTTTAAAAGGCTTTGCGATTACAGAAACAGCATCAAATACGCCCATGTTAGAAATGATCGATCAAGCCGGGTACTGAATACATCGGCATTGGTCGGGCCTGTTTAATATCAAAAAACGCATCAAACAAAAACTGCTTACCATTTGCATTAGCACCAATTGCAACAACACGATCAACAGGAGGTGTTTCAGAAATAAACGTACTGTTGAGAGTCGGCAGCGAAGTAAACCGCTGAGCCAAATGCCAAGCATCCAACGTGCCTGCGGCAGTAGACCTAAACAACCCAGTAATCTGACTGGGCTTATAACGATACTCAGCCCAACGCTCTTGATAACCAAACACATTGTTGTCCTGAGAAGTACCAACACAATAAATCTCTTTATTAAGAACCGCCTGTTCGCCAAGTGTGGCAAACGCCGGGAAATAAAAATCGTATCGAGTTGAACGACTCCACATACGATTCAAGCCCTGCTGATATGTCAAATCAGCACGGACACAAACCATTCCTAAAATATACCCATGCTCTGTAGCTGCATACGTAAATCCATGATTGACTGCCAAACCAACTCCATAGGCCGCAAGATTACCTTGGGGAGTAGTGCCGCCAGTAACGTTAGTAGCACTTGTTTGGGCAATAGGATTAATGGTGATAGGAGTAGAACCACCACCAAGATACTCAGGACGCTGCAACCGAGCATCAGGACTAATAACACCAAAATGCGCTCTAATAATTTCAGTATAGCGAGTACCACCTCTAGCATCCCTTTCCAAAAGCTTCTGAATCTGAAAACTTTGGCGCAGCTGATTAATAGTCGCCGCAGTAGCCGCCGACAAATCAGCATAAAGAGCGCCAGTGCCCTGAGCAGTCGGTTCCATAAACACACGACCACCCGTAACAGAATCAACGGACCTCATAGCCTTTAATGCTCCAGCTGGAGCATCAAGAATATTAACGTAATTATTGCCAGTCCCCGAACCGTCAAAGGTCATGTTTTTACCAAAAACAGGAGCATCACTCCCTAACGGTATAGTAACGGCTGCACCCTTCTGGGGCCAAGGCAAAGCACTCGTAAAATAATCATGTCGCTTACCGCGACGGCGTAGTACGTAATTAGCGGCCGTATCCGGCCCATTACCTAAATCTACAGTAGCTGAATTCTGCAAATTCTCATCGCGGAACCATTCGTTATAAATCAAATTATAAGCCCGCATCGGCAAATTATTGTGCGTTACCGTATTCGAACCAGTAATCTGACCCGCTGTCGGGATACCCATATAGTCCTGCAACGAATTAACCGCATAACCACCGGCTGGACTTGTACATGTAGGAATAACAAAATCAATCGAAGAGTCAGGGTTCGGTGAACGCTCACCCATAAACTTCTGCCAATTGTCCCAAACTAAACGGTTTGGGACAAAAAAGAAAAAACTATCCAAATGCATGTTGTCCATAACTGGAAACAACGGAGTAGCAAGACGAGTAAATGAGGTCATATTAAGCCGGACAGTATCGCCCGGCAAAATCTCATCAACATAAACTGGCACTAAATAACCAGCATCAAAAGTCGTCTTATACGCTTTTTGACTATCAAAAGTAGACCGCGGAATATCTGCACGCGGAATCATCGCAAACTGATGAACGTTCACACTCTTATTTCTATGCATCATCTTAACTACTCCTAAATGTAATTCCGCCCCAATTTGCTACAAACAAATTGAGGCGGATTCCCTTATTCTCGAACCTTAATCATCCGGCCGAGCGCTAACTGCTTCGGCACGTCTAACAATGTAAACCTACCGGTTACATCATCAAACTCACCAAGCTCAAACAAATCAAAGTCCTCCGGGTGTTGATAAATCTGATTATCCTCCGCAGCTCGATTTACTTCGTCAGTAAAGCTGCGAATAGCAACACCAACGGAAGGAAGAAAAAACGGCCTGCCATAAGCATCAGCAGCCGAATCACGTATAGAACAAATTACCATTTTCATGTTTGTATCCCTTTCACAAACAACGTTTCAATTGCGACAGACGAGCCTTAGCGACAGTCTCTCTGTCTCTCAACCTCGCTTCCGAATTGTCTTCACAATTACGCAAACGAGACTTCTCCCGCTCAAACTCTACAACTTCAAATTCCTCTGGATGCTCCAGCTTGAATTTCTTGTCATAAAACCTAGGCGGTCGAACCTTACGACCATTTACCACGACAAAATCATGCGGGTAAACGTCAGTCTTATACTTCTCATACCACTGAAACCCAATACCGGGTTTCAAACTCATCTTCGTAAACTCAGGCTTACGCTTAACTATCTCTCCGTCATCAGTCACGAACTCATAATGACTATCCGCAAGCTGCCCGTTCACCTTCTTCATAATATAACGTGCGACATAAGCAGCAGACTGAAAATTGACGTCGCCAATACTAGCATACCCAAACGGCCATAAAGCCGAAAGCTTCTCAGAAGTGTAAATTGTACTTCCGCTTGGGGTACGCTTAAAGACCTTTTTATCATCAAAACTGAAATTAAATATGCAAGCATGAAAATGAGGGCGGCCAAACTGCTCGCCATACTCACCAGCCATATAAAAACGAATTGCTCGTTTTCCATCTCGCTCTTCTATCCCTTTGTAGTGCTTGCGAAACCGCTTCATAAACCTCTGAAAATCATCATAATCCAATGACCTGTCCTGTGGCAAGTGCTCATCACTGTACGTCAACGTAATAAACATATTGTTGCGATACAACGAAGCCTCATGCATACACCGAGTCGCCCACTGGCGAGAACGCTCGAGCCTGCAGCCAACACACTGCCCGCACGGCAGTTGAAGGGATCGGACTACATCAACCCGAGCGCTCTCATAAAAAACCACATCCCCACAAGCCGTTTTATAGGCCTGTAGGGGGTGGAAACATGGCATTTACAGACGCCAACCACCCCGCATGGGGTTGGCCCTTACATTAGCCATCTTAGTCTTTTTAACCATCTTTTTAAAACCGCGTGCGGAACGGTACTTGTTTACTCGCTGACGTCTCATAAAAACCCCTTTTTTTTTAAAAAATGGTGTCACCTAGCACAGTTACATCAAGTAGAGCCCTGTGCAGCCTCGGCCTAGCCGGCCTCGGTAGGTGACTGAATTACCCCTTCCGGGGACCCTTCTATCAGGCCTAAGGCCTTCATTTCGCCTCGATTAGCCTCATCAAGGCAAAAATCTACAAACGCCGCTGGATCGTTTGCAAAACGTTCCCGTACCCTAGCGGGCAACGCGTCAAACGACTCCTGAGCGTCTAAAACCGCGTTCAACGCGGACTGATAGTCTGTAACACCGCTAAAATCCCCAAACTGGGGCTGAAGCGGAACAACCGGCAACTGGCCGGTAACACTAAACTTATCAAGGATGGTGTTGATATCACACTCATCCTTAAACTGCTGTTGAGCCATACTCGGGTCTTCACAAACAAGACCAGTCTCAACAGAAACCTTATCGCTGTCATAATTGCCCAGCGATCGCAAAAATACTTTGCTCATTTCGAAACTCCCTTAATAATCTGAATAAGCAGCTCAGCGGTCTTACTAAACTGACCTACAGACCGCCCCATATCATTAAAAGCGGCTTCCACCGCTGCCTGATTCTTTAACAAACCAGTCTCCTGATCTAACTTAGAAATAAGAGCCCTAAAATGGTCTCTTATAACCTGCTGGCTTACTCCTTGCTGCTGCATCAATACAGCCTGACTGTTCAACATATAAGTAGTAGCCCAAATACGCTTTTCTTCACTATCCAAATTACGAGTAACAGCCTTTATATTCGTAATCTCTGCATTAATCTTATCTATCTGCGCATCTGACAAACTTTCAGACGTTTGGGCCTGCTTAGCAGCAGCCCCTGAACTCTGCACAGCAGAAAAAGATTGAGCCGCCATAGCTGCCGGATTAATAAATGACGGCATGGCACCCGCTGGGGTAGACGCCCCACCGAGCTTGGTAACCAACATAGGATTAATACCAGCAGCTTCCAAATCCTTAACCTGACGCTGATAACTCGTATCACTCATCTCCCTCTGAAAATCCATCTGCCGCTGCGCAGCTTCAGCTGAAGCGACATTCTGCGCACGACCACCAATCAAAGTAGATAAACCACTAAAAAATGGAGCAATCGGCAAAGCCTCTTTAAAAGGCTTTGCGATTACAGAAACAGCATCAAATACGCCCATGTTAGAAATGATCGATCAAGCCGGGTACTGAATACATCGGCATTGGTCG